CATTTTAGCGGGAGAGTCTTGTGATGCATTTATAGAGTTTGTGGCTGATCAGGGTGATGAGTACGTGGATCGCTGGAGGATTTCAAGCGTAGCCGCAACGAATTATCTTTCGTTTTCGATATGCGAGACCGGGAGTTACAATATTAAGATGAGTTTAAGTGCGACGAGGTTAATACTGGCATCAACGGTTGCGATAAACATGAGCGTAGCGGGCAATATTGCGGATGCAGCGGAGGGCGATTTTTGGTATGATGCAACGGCACATGTTATGAAATATCAGGACAATGCGGGAATAAAAACAATAACAGCGACATAAAAGGAGTTATTATGAAGGTAAAGAACATGTTATTTGAGACTCTTGCGAGGTCTGAATCTTTGAAAAGACTTGGTTCGGCGAGCGGTATGGATGAGGAAATGAAACACAAGGTATTTGAATTAAAGGTTAAGATAGCGGATGCTGAGAGACCATTTCTGGAGTACAAGAAGGATATATTCAGGCGTTATTCGGTGAAAGGGGTAATACCGCCTGAGAAAATACCAGAAGCGGACGTTGAATTAAATAAAGTAGGGAACATAGAGGTTGAGTTTGAACATGAGGTTCTAGTATTTGATAAAATCCCGAAAGAAATAAATTCAAACGATATGTTTTATTTACGTGAACTTGTCAGGTTCGATAAAGAGAAAAAGGCAAAAAGTAAGAATGCCAAGCATAATTAAAATAGGTGATTTTAAGGGTGTATTCACGAATGCGGATACGGAGGATTTGCCGGTAGAATATTTGACTATCGGCAGGAATGTGCGTCCGTGGAACGGGAGGCTTGTCAAGACTTACGGTCCCGCTTTAAAGATAAGCGATACGGTTGAGATTGACAATCTTGCTACGTTCATACACAGGAGTTTAGGAGCAAGTCCTCATTTTTACAATAAACTTGAGGGTAGGCTATATATCGGCGTTTATATAAACAATATTAGCAATGAAGTTACTTTATACGGTTATGATTATGTTTCCGAGACCTGGGTAGACATACATGATTTAACGGAGATAAGTTCAACGGATTATGGTCCCTTTTATCATAAGAAGTTCAGGAATCCCTGTGTGCAGGTAGACAGTATTATGCGTGTATTGCCGGGTAATGTTTCCCTTTATAATGACAATGATGCTATAGGGATATGGATAGGGGAAATAAACAGGACTTATTGGGACGGTCTTGTTGGTTATCATTATATTTACGTATATCCTATAACGATAGATAAACCAGAGCTTGGTCTTGTCAGCGGTTATGATAAGAAATTAATAGAATATACCCATAACAGAATAAACGAAATACAGCAGGACGAGAGATACTATTTCAAATTTTCATATATATATGACGGCATACAAGAGAGTTTATTATCAGATGAAGTTTTGTATTTTGACGGTGATATAGCGGCGCCAGCACTTAATCAATGGTACGAGATATTATTTTCCATAAACAAAACGACATTCAACAAGAGGATTACGTCATTAAAGGTATACAGGAGCGAAACCCATTCGGGTCCTTATTACCATATTCATACGATTGATTATTTAAGACCATCCGATAAGATAAAGAGTGCCGAAAGCGGGGCATACAATGGTGTTGCTTATGTTTATATACCGGATTTATCAACATATTCATTTAACACGATTTCCACATATAGGATAAAATTAGACGGTACATGGCATAACATAGACAATCCGGGGGATAGTACGGGATATGACGTATTTCATTTTACAGCGGATACGATTACATCGGATAAATGGGATGAGGATTGGATACTTGAGGAGGATGGAGTAGAGGTTGAGGATGATACTGCCGGAGCATATTCGGGTCATTATACTCAAATAATAAGCGAGGAACTTGATGAGGATTATTACGACAGGGGCATTTTGGTTTTAGGTACAGGTAGTGTTTATGTCGGCGGCAAAGAAATTACGAAATATCACAAGAAAGCAATACATACAAACACTGTAGATATTGTTCAATATGCGGATTACCAATGGCGTGTAATGTCTGTTGTTGACGGTTTATATTTTGCGGAGGAAGTTGGGGATTACGTTAATTACCGTTTTTACGATATAGGATTAGGTGATGGTGCGGAGCATCCTCTTGCGGGTGAGGTTTCCATAAAAGCCAACGGTGATATAGCCATGGTAATAGGCGGTCGTTTATGGCAGGCTAATCCGGTTCTTGATCCGGGGGATAAGAATGAGGAACGCATCGGGAAGGTTTGTTATTCGGAATTAGAGCAATATGATATTAATCCAGTATCGAATTTAATAAGTTTACCGGATCGTGAAGGTGGTGCTGTTACGGGTATGGGGGAGATTTTGGGGAATCCGGTTTTCACGAAACCACATGCGATACACACGATAGACATAAGTCATGTATATCCACCTCCATTTCCTGTTATTAAATCGGAGCATAATATCGGCAATATAGCGAGGAACGGGTTGGTACAGGTTGGCGAGGCATTATATCCGGTTTATTATGATGCCATATACAGGATGCTTCCGAACAATTTAGCCGAATCCGATGATACTCCCACCGAGAGGTTAAAAATCAGCGAACCCATAGGGGATACTTATAATTCATTGTCTGTAGAAAAGAAAGAGGCAATAGAGGCAAGATATGACCAGCGCAAGGGTGAGATAGTATACAAATTGGGTGAAGAGATTTGGGTTTTTAACGTTGACAGGAGTACATGGAGACAACTGGAATCCGACATTACGTTTTCGATTATGACTTACGATGAGAATGCAGACATAATAATTTACGATAACACGGATGAGAAGGTATACACATTGGGCGGCGATGATTTTGTGGGTATTTTAGCCAAGTTAAAGGATTTTCGCATATCCGATGAGCGGTATGAGGTTGTTCGTCATGTCACAATAATATATAAATCCGTAACGGCATTGACACTTAGATTATATACCGAATACAGTGATACAGAGGCGGCATCATATACTCTTCCGGCGAGTGGTACGGTGATTTCGTATAAGATAGGCATAAGATACAGGGCTAAGGTATTTTCTTTTGAAATTTACGGAGCATCCTCTACCGAGTCTTCGCAATTATGGACGGAACTCGGAGATTCCATAGTAATAAATCAGGACGGATTAACTGATACGGTATGGGAATTGGATGGTGATGCAGTGATATTAAAGACAAATCCGGTATCAAATCATGTATGGCTTGTAGATGGGGATGTTATTTGTTTAAATCCTCTTATAGGAACTGAAATAAACAATATAAAAATAGAGACAAGTTAACAAAAGGGGCATGGAAATGGATGTACAAACAATGATAAATCAGCTTGGTTTAAGGCTTGAGGATGCATCTAAAGGAACTTTTACCGATGACATTAAATTAGACATACTTGATAATTCTCAGATAAAGGTTGCGAATTTACTCAGGAACGAATATTTAACCGAGTTGCAGGTTATAAAAGATAACGTAACTGCGACTGCCGGCAAGGCTGAAATGACTGTTGCGAATCTCGGATATAAGGTTCTTCGTGGTGCACAGGGTGTATTGGCTATAAAGATAAAAGACAGTTTATACTGTAATCTTATTGATATTGCAGATTTAAAAAGTACGGAAAACACTTATCTTACCGGTACGGCACGCAATCCTCTTGCTTATGTGTTTCAGAATTACATATATGTTTCCAACGGCGAGACAAATCCTACAATTGACGTATATTTTTTAAAAGTTCCCACAACATTGAGATTCAAATTTACTTCCGATGAAGCGGATTCAGGTGCTTCCGATGTGAAGTTTGACGGTGCAGCGGATGAGGGATTGAGTGCAGTTAACGACACATATAATGGCGCTGTTATATACAATGTCGACAAGGCGAGTTATCATGTAGTGACTGGTTATGTAGGTGCTGATTTAGAATTTACGGTATCCCCTGCGGCGGATTCAAATTTCACAGACGGGCAGGAAATGTATTTTATTACACATTCTTTTGATGAGATAAATTTAAGCGGAGTTACCTGTGATTTAAACGATGCTTTGCATTCACTTGTTCTTGATGTGGCGGAATCTGATTGCTGGTTAATGGACGAAAAGCAACAGAGGAGTTCAGAAGCCTATAAAAAAGCCATAGATGAGATAGCGGTATTAAACGAGAGATATGCACCGAGAAGCGGAATCGGCACAAGGGGTAATAGATAAGGAGAATAGATATGCCATTACCAGCATGGGCTGTTTCTGCCGGTATACAGGGCGGTATAGCGGGATTAAGATATTTAACGAGACCGAAGCGGAAGTCTTTTGGTGAAACGGAATTCGGCAGGAAACTAAAGAAACGAAGTGAGGAAGGTTATTTAAGTCCTAAGGCACGTCGGCGTATTGTGGGAGCTGCGGGGGTGGAGGCTGGTGCGGTTGCACAGCGTAATAC